AGCTGGTAAGTGCTAAACTTACATGTTTCTCTTTTCTTTACATTTTATCCATATAGCATCCAGTATTTACTGGGTGCTATTTTTATACATAAATTTAGCAAGACAGGAAGGTGGGTGGATGGCAAACTATGAAAACATAAGAGATAAAGGTTTTGATAAACGAACTACGAATGAACTACGAGTGATCGCATCAAAAGGTGGAAAGGCATCCGGTGAGGCGAGGAGAAAAAAAGCAAACTTCCGGAAAACTTTAAACTTGCTGCTTTCTGCAAAAATTGAGAATGAGGAGTTGACTCCATTTTTAGAAAGCCTTGGTATAGACAGCACCCTTGAAAGTGCAATCAATATGGCGATGATAAAAAAAGCATTAAAAGGCGATGTAAAGGCTTATGAGGCGGTGGCACGGTTTGCAGGACAGTATGAAGTGCCAGACGAAGATATCAGAGAGAAAGAAGCAGATATTGAGTTGAAGAGGGCAAGGAAACAGCAAATAACTGGTGAAAACGAGACGGATGAAGCGTTAGACAGACTGGATGCGATACTAAAGGAGATGCGGGACAATGCAGTTAAGCAAGAAGCAGAATGAGTATATTTTAAATGCCACGCATCGCTGGAACATTAAATCCGGAGCAGTTCGTTCCGGAAAGTCTTTTGTTGATACTGCTTATATTGTTCCATTCCGGATTCGAGAAAGAAAAGGGAAACCGGGATTAAATGCTATCTTAGGAGTGTCTAAAGCATCTATTGAACGAAATGTATTGCAACCAATGCGTGAGTTGTATACCGATAAATTAATTGGGACAATCAACAGTATGAATATTGCGAGGATATGTGGCGAAGATGTGTACTGCCTGGGCGCAGAAAAAGTTAGCCAGGTCGCAAAGATACAGGGGTCAAGTATTAAGTATTGTTACGGTGATGAGATCGCAAAATGGAATCAGGATGTGTTCCAGATGCTAAAGTCACGATTAGATAAGCAATATTCTTGCTTTGATGGAGCGTGCAACCCAGAACAGCCGACGCATTGGCTGAAAAAGTTTATTGATAATCCAGAACTGGATATTTACTTGCAGAAATATACTATCTTTGACAATCCTTTTCTTCCGGAGGAATATGTCGAACAGCTTTGCAAAGAGTATGAGGGAACGGTATGGTATGACAGACTTATATTGGGGCTGTGGAAACGTGCAGATGGGGCAATTTACAAGCGTTTTGCAGATAAGCCAGAATTGTTCTACTGCGAGATAAAAGACGAAATAGAGGGCAATACAGAGCACAGAGAGTTTAAGAAAACAGATATTGTGTCGATTGAAATTGGTCTGGACTTTGGTGGAAACAAATCCGGTCATGCTTTTGTAGCAAGAGGCTACACAGATGATTACAAAGAAGTTGTCGGTGTAATGAGCAGGCGCATTATGTTAGAAGATTATCCGGAAGGGATTGACTCAAAGAAACTGACAGAGATTTTTCTTGAATTTGTACAGGAAGTTATTGATAAATATGCGGTAACGGATGGGCGAGGAGAATACATACAGTACTGCAATGTTGAAACGGTATATTTCGACAATGCGGAATCTGTTCTGGGCGCATCTATTCGGAATAATGTAGAGACGAGATATCCTTGGATGTCTGTAAAGCCAGCAAAGAAAAAGGCGATTATTGACCGTATTCGCTGTACACAGATGTTAATGGGAGCAGGACGGTTCTTCTTAACAGAAGATTGCGAGAGTTTGGAAACAGCTTTTTGTGATGCGGTTTATGATAAAGAATCCTTAGAGGATGAACGGCTTGACGATGGCAGTACAGACATTGACAGCTTGGATGCGTTTGAATATACAATTGAACGAGATATGAAGTATCTGATTGATGAGGAATAGAAAATGTTTGATGGAATTAAGAATTTCCTGAGGAGGATAGCGAGAATGTTTGGCTATACGCAATTAAAAAGTATACTTGGTACGGATGTGGCATTATCACAGGGAATGATTGATGCTATTAACGAATGGAAGTTAATGCTCGATGGAGCAGCAGGCTGGACTAGCAGCGATGTGCAGTCACTTAAGATAGAACAAGGTATCTGTCGTGAATTTGCAGATACTGTGCTGGCTGAGATGGAAACTTCTATTTCTGTGCCGGCACTGGACAAGATATATAAAAAACAGCTTACACTTTTAAATGAGCACTTGCAGGATGGTCTTGCATTGGGCTCTTTTTGTTTGAAACCATTGCCAGGTGGAATGGCAGAGTTTATTACTGCAGATAAATTTATACCGATTCAGTTTGGAGACGATGGCAGACCAACCGACGTTGCATTTCTTACAGTGAAGCGTATCGGTGAGATTGATTATTATACCAGAGTAGAACGGCATACCGTTTCAAATGGAGTACTTACAATCTCAAACAGATGCTATCACTCACAGACACAGGCTGACGTTGGACAGGAATGTTCTCTTGAAGAAGTGGGTGAGTGGCAGAATATAGAAGCCGGTCCGGTCGGTTATCCAGGAATGAAGCAAATGGATTTTGGATATTATCGTAATCCACTGCGAAATAATGTAGATGGTAGTTATTGCGGTGTATCGGTATATGAATCTGCAAAAGAGCGGATTATGAAAGCGGATATTCAGGCGGCAAGGCTTGACTGGGAATACAATTCCGGGGAACGTGCTATTCATGTGGATGAGAGAGCACTAAAGCAAAAAGGTGGACGTTTTAATCTGCCACGACTAAGCAAACGATTGTATCGTGGCTTAAATCTTGAGGATGGAAAAGACAAAGAACTGTTCCGTGAGTACTCTCCGGAAATGCGTGACGAAGCGTTTAAACGTGGCTTAGAAGAATATAAGCGAGAAATTGAGTTTATCGTAGGTTTAAGCTACGGAGACCTTTCAAATGTACAGAATGTTGAAAAGACAGCGGAAGAAATCAAGTCATCAAAGGCAAGGAAGTACAATCGTGTAAAAGCAATACAAGGAAAACTTCGGGACTGTCTGGAAGATTTTGCGGCAGGGCTGGCATTTTATAATTCCATGTACACTTCCGGTTATGAGTTCTTCTGTGAATTCAGTGATTCCATTTTAACCAGTGAAGAGACAGAACGACAGCAGGACAGACAGGATGTGAACATGGGTGCAATGACCTTAGTAGAGTATCGTGCAAAGTGGTACGGCGAAACAGAGGAAGAAGCCGCAAAGAAGATTATTGATGAAAGTGTAGACCCTGACCCGATTGAGGAGTAAGCATTTATGATGACACCAGATGAAAAAGGAACACTGCCACTTCGGACGGAAAAACTTTTTTATGATTTGCAGAACCGTATTTATGCGGACATTGTAAGAAGAATCAAAAAGACTGGTGAAATTACGAGTACGGCAGATTATCAGATAAATAAACTCCTATTGCTTGGAAATAGTACAGAGTTCATAGAAAAGGAATTGAAAGATCTTTTAAATGCTTCTTATCCAGAAATCTGGGCTTTGTACGATAAAGTCTGTGACTGGGAATATGTCCGTAATAAAGACGCTTATGAGCAGATAAATGGCAATTTTGTACCACTGGAAGAAAATAAGACGGTCAGACGGTGGGCGGAAGCAATCGCAAAGCAGACGCAGGGTGAGATAAAGAATCTTACACGGTCGATGGGATTTACCGTACAAACCCGTGGCAAGAAAGTATTCACACCACTGGTAACGTATTACCAGAAGTATTTAGATTCTGCCTGTATGGATATTGTAACAGGTTCGTTTGATTATAATACTGTTTTAAGAAGAGTCGTAAAAGAAATGACGGCATCCGGGCTACAAACAGTAGATTATGCGTCCGGATGGAGAAACCGTGCACCTGTGGCGGTAAGACGAGCCATTATGACAGGTGTTTCACAGTTGAGCAGTAAAATAAACGAAATGGTTGCAAAAGACCTGAAAACGGATAAATACGAAGTGACATGGCATGGTGGACACCGACCAGAACACTGGTGGGGCGGTAAAGTCTACAGCTACGATGACCTTGTAAGAGTGTGCGAACTTGGAGAAGGAAGAGGTTTATGTGGATGGAATTGTAAGCATAGTTACTATGCTTTTGTGGATGGTTTTTCTACAAGGACTTATACAGATGAGCAGTTAGAAGAGCTGGAAGCAAAAGAGCAGGAAGAGCATGAGTACAAAGGCAAAAGCTACAATGCATACCAGGCATCACAGGCACAACGGCAGATGGAAACGACCATGCGGGCACAGAGAGCGAATATCAAGAATCTGAAACAGGGAAATGCAGACTCGGATACCGTGATAGCAGCACAAGCAAGATATCTTAATACATTA